CGGCATCTGCTGAGGCATCCCCTGCGGCATCTGCTGAGGCATCCCCTGCGGCATCTGCTGGGGCATCCCCATTTGGCCCATCGGGCGAGCGCCCATCGCCTGATTCTGGAATGGGTTGAAACCGCCAAACATATTCTGACCTTGATTCATCTCTTTTTCCTCAAAAGCCTTTTATCCAAAAATGGTACGCCGTTATCTCAATAGACCGACCGTAAATGGTTATGTTGTTAATAGCAGGATACCACACCGCCCCGGACACCATCGGGACGTACGTGTGTAACTGCAAGGTAACCGTATTGTCCTGGCCAGATGCGGGGAATACCCAGTTCGTTATCGCCCCCACAAACGTAGTCAAGGAGGTGCTATTCACGAAACCAAGGCGCAGGATGTCCCCTGCATGCGTCGTTGAACTAACGTATGCCGTGATACAAACGTAAAGTTCTACAACGGTGATGTGCCCGGCCACTGTCGGCTTGAGGTTCCCAGAACTGCTTACGGTTACGTTAAACCCGCCGGGCGTTACACTGAAATTCCCAGCACCCGGGGGGAGGTACGTTACCGTCGAAGCAGGTAAAGACTTAGACAGAGCCGCCCCTATGTACTGGATCCCCCCAAAGGCCTCGATCGTATGCCGCGGGAGAAGATACGCCAGGGCCGCCTGCACCGTGGCGTAGACGTAAGTCGGGGTGCCGGTGTAATCGTAGCTAATCGCGGTGCCAGGGTGGCACCCGGTAGCGGTACGCCCAGACAAGTCATTATGAGCCGGAGTTGCGGGATCCGTTGTGTCCGCGAGAGTCTCCCAATCGGAAGAGGCCCCTGGAGCGTCGGTTGTCTCGGCTACCGCGACATAGGCAACGTCCCCCACCCGCACAACGTCCATGGGGTAATGCGTGGTTCCATCCCAGGAGTCCCCACGCCATCGCATGCGGGGGTTTAGAACAAACTGGGACCCGCTGTATTCAACGACATTCGGATACTCGGGCGTGGTTCCGGAATCCACATCCGAGTGCTTCGCCCCCCAGAAGGCGTGCGGATCGAGTTCGCTGTCAAGCAGGTCTACTGCGTCCCCGAGCTGATTGAGGAGAGAGTTCACCAAGGCTCCCCAATCCTGGATCCGGCGAAACTCGTCAACTACCTGGCGCCTGGCGTCGTCCGAGCTGCTCGAACCGAGCGCCGGCAAATCGCGGACCTTATACTCCGTGATCGCCGAGTGGTAGCGATCGGTCATCGGTTACCGTCTCCCGGCCAAGACCGCCTCGAAGGACATCCCCCCAAGTCTCCAGCCCTTGGACTGCTGGGACGTAATCCTGATTGCGCAGGGTATCCCGGTGACGCGACAAACAAGCTTGCGGTCAACCCCCGGGGTAAAGGTCTTAGCTGGTGCATACGCCACCGCGCCCCCCGGGACCCACTGGTAGCCAATCTGGACCTGAACCGGCCCGCCCTCCATCTCGGGATAGACCGCTTTCATGGTGACACGCTGGTTGAGACCCGCGATCAAGAACCCGGTGCGCTCGGCGACACACGGCTTCGGCTGCCCTAGATGGTCCGTGTTCGTCTTGTCCGCCCTGCAAATCAGGGTAGCGTTTCCGAAGACAATCGTATCCTCGGAGGGCTCGATAGCCCCCTCCCCCCAGACCTCCTCGATCGTCGCCCACGTGCCCGTCACGGTGGCCCACGTGTCTCCCCCAGAAGGAGTCTCAGAGGTCGCTGAGAATGGCCCCCGGGTCATCGCCAAAGCGCTATACCGCTTCGTGGTCCAACCGTTGTGGACCAGGTCGTAGAGCAGGACCGAGCTGATCTGGGTCTCCCCGGCCTTCACGATCCCGATCCAGAGCTGCTCACGCTCTGGGAAGGCGACCACGTAAGTCCGGTCCCGGTACTCGTTACTGACGGTAAGAGCAAGGTTCTCCTTGACACGAAGGACCGTGAGGGACTGGGTCACCTGTCCGTCGAAGATTCTCAGGTCCCCGCGATCGACGAAGTAGCACCCGTTGCCTATGGTATCCATGCCCCACGGGGAATCACACCCATGGTCGGAGATCACCCGTTCGAACTGGAACACAAGAGGGACCCCGCCAACCGTCGCCGCGGTGGCGATGCACCGGTAGATTGAGTCGTTCTTGAAGATCAAGAGGTCGTTCCTGAGGATCTTGGCGTTGACCAGGTATCCGTCCGTGTCCCGCAACTGCACCGATCCAGCCAGGTTGTCCGCCGCCGTCTCCCACTCCTGGGGAACCTCCCCCTCTACCGCGGCGTCGGACCAGACCACCCGGTACTTGCTCCCCGCGGTCGAGCCGTCGTTTAGCCCGATACAAAACAAGTGGCTGCCGTAGGCAACGACAGGAGCACCGACCCAACCGGTCCCCCAGCCGGGAAGAGGCTCTAGCCGGCTGCTTCCCTCAGAGGGCCAATAGGTCGGCTCTCCGAGGGTACTGCTTACGATCAAGATCCCCTGAAAGTTCGTGAAAAAGACATCCCCATCTACGGTTACGTCCGTTCCACCTGTTTGTGCCTCGCCCCAGGAGATCGTCGCGTCCTCCCAGTTTCCGATGTCCGCGGTAGCTGTAGACCAAAGGGTGTCCGTCACCGCAGTCGAGCTAGGCGTTATGTCCCGCCAGGAGACCCCGTTGTAAGCGTAGACGCTTTCCCCGTCGGAGATCACTAACCACGTGTCCGTGACTCCCTCGAAAACGTACATGTACGTCGGGGTTACCGGGGGGACATCGGTTACCTGGGTATCTCCCCACGCAGAACGGATATCCCCGCTCTCGATGTCGATATTGTCAAGAACAGACCACTCCCCCGGCTGAAGCAGGGTGTCCTCAATATCCGTATTTAGAGCGAGCTTCCCGAAGTCACGAATCCGGATCGGATCCATCGATTATCAGCATCCAGGGTTGTTGAGGTTGTTGTTGTACTCGTTGCAAACCGTCGTGTAGAGAATGTCTCCTGCATTCGCCGCCGGTGCGGTATCGATCTCTGCCCACGTCGCCCGCTGCCACTGCGAAGAGGTAAGACCCGCCGCGGACTGGGCTTGCCGGTAATACATGGCCGAGGAACTATCCGCCGTGTTGTGCCGAAACACGATGTTCAGCGCCACCCCAACCCCATCGTTGATCAACCTGATAACCGTTAGGTTGTAGGTCGCCCCGCCACCGGAAGCCCCCCACGGGAACGGGCAGTTCGACAACGAGGAAGCCGGGATCTGAACCCCCCAGTAGCGCCCCAGGAGGGCCGAGCCATTCTGAGTCCACCAGGCGTTGTTGAAGTCGTACGCGGCAACCGGGAGCTGGTCGATCGCATCCTTTTCTTCTAAGGCGGCTATCCTCGCCTCCCAGCTATTGATCTGCGCCGCCGTGGCAGTCACAGGAACCCCAGTCTCCAGCCCCGAGAACTGGTTCTTGAGCATCGCCTTTAGATTTTGAAAATTTTCGTTCCCCTCGGCAACCGGGTCCGACTCCACCGGCAGGGATACGTTCAGATCGGCGATATAGGTTGCGCTGTCAACGGCCATCGTTATGTTCTCCGCTTCTTGCCCTGTGGCACAGAGGCATAGAGCGACTGTGACCGCGGTTGAATCGACATCGCGTCCTCCCGGACCAGGCGGGAGAACGTCAAACCATACATTTTCTCGTACCGCTGTTGTTCACGGTCATCTTCCTTCGAGAAGATCGATACGTGAATCAGCGAGGCATAAAGGTAGAGGTCCGGCGCCCTGGTCAAAAGCCAGTTGCTTGACGTATCGGACAAGGACGGGATGCGCTGATAGTACCGATACGAGAAGTTCGTCACCGAGGGGGCGAAGAGGAGCTGCCGCCCGTCTATCGCGTAAAAGACCGGGTCGTCCGGCTCGCTTCCCCACATCAGCAGCTCTTCCGCAGGCCGCATGAAGAGGGTTTCCCCGCTTGGCCCCATCAGCCGATCCATCTCCAGATAGTCATCCGGGAGCGTGTAGTCGGAGAACGGCGTTCCCGTGTCCGGTTCCACTCGGGTGGTTATCCCTTCCCGCAGCCGGACCTCCCCGTTGATCCTGGCTTCGGCGAGCCCGACTATCGTGTCAATAACCCCGACGAGATTGGTCTCCGTCGAGAGATCCGGCCAGTCCAGAATCGCCTGTTTCAGGGAGGCGTAGTCGGTGATCATTTCTTCCTCTTCCGAGCCTTCCCGGCCTTCCGCATAGCGATCGCGATTGCCTGCTTCTGCGGTTTCCCGGCGTGCATCTCCTGGCGGATGTTCTCCGAGATCACCTTCTTGCTAGACCCTTTCTTGAGCGGCATCAGCTTCTCCGTGCCGGCGCCCCAGGGTTCCAGGGCACCGGCCTGTTGCCTTACGGCGCTACGGCGTCCTCGCACAGGAACTTGACGGCGATCCCGCCGTCACTCAGGCCCTTGTACTCTACGGACCAGGTTTGCCCGGTATAGACAACCCCGCCATCAAGGACCGTGCAGTCCACGGCGAGATCGGCGTCGGTGATCGTGGTCACCTGACCAGGAGTCATCGAGAAGTCCAGCTCCTCGGTCCCCCAGAAACGCTTCTTGGCGCGAGCGGTGACCCCGGTTGGCGTCACGGAAAGGTTCACCGCGGCATCGTAGGTGCCGAAGTCCTGGCCCACGGCGTACGGAACGCGGATCCTACCAGGAAAGTTCGAGTCCACGTCACCATCCAGACCGATGACCTGGGCGAGCACAACCGGCGCACACAGCACCAGAACTAGCGACAACATCAGTTTCTTCATCAGCTTCACAGCCTCATTGCGTTGGAGCCCCACCAGCCCTTTCGGGCGGTTCGAGATGAGGCAACTCTAGGCGGGGCGTAGAGTCGAGCTGCCTCTGCGTGATCACTTCTTCCTGGCCAACCCGGCGTTTGCCCAGAACATCGCTTCCTCTACCTTCGTTATCGCGGTGCTCTGTTCTCTTCCTGGCGGAAGGGCCTCGGCGATGTAAAGAGCCAGAGCCTTGCAAGCGGCTCTCATCTGTTCGTGCTCTTCTTTCCTACCAGGAGCTGTCGGGGCATGATACCCAAAGTCCCACTCGATACGGTCTTTCATCGTATTTGCCTCATGTTGTTTCAAGAAATCGCCTTCTCCTTGACGAAGTACCCGACCAGGAACGAGAGCAGAGTGGCGATCGCCGCCGCCACGTCCGGGCTAATGTCTACCCCAATCTGGGAGAGAACCGCGATAATCAACGTAGTCAACACGCCACCGAGGCCCGCTCCAGCCATCTTTCGGGAAGGAGCCTGCGTAGGCTGAGATACCAGGTAGCTCATTTCTGTTCTCCGAAAATTCGGTCTTCGATCCGCTCCACCTTTCGCTCAAGGATATCGCATCGCCGGCTCTTTTCGTGCAATTCCACTGAAAGCGCGGACAGGTTCCGGCATCCTTCGTCAACTTTCGCTGAGAGACTGTCAACGAGGTCCCTGAGTCTGGCCAATCGATCCATGTTGTCCTCTGCCATAGCGTATACCCGCTCAATCCTGCGCTCACTAGCAGAAACAGCGTTGATAACTGCAATGACAACACCCGCAGCGGTAAAAAGGATAACCAGCGCATTCAGTATCCAACCGTGATTTGATTTCTCAGGCATGCCATTGTTTGAATTCTCGTTTTAGTTATTCGACTGGTGGATTCCATTAGTTGTAATCTACAGAGCATTTGTTACCGGGATGTCCTGGTCCCCGATGTCTGCAGACTCCGAGCAATCGAGAATCGACCCATTGGCGCCGCCATCGCTGTCGTAGCGCCAACGAACCTCGTCTCCTGCTTGAAGCGTCTGGTCAGGAGTTACTGTCCACACGGTGCCGTCGCCTGGGGGATCGTCCTCAGCAGCCGCGGTTACCTCAGTCCAGGCCCCTCCGTTCACTTGGATCTCGATCCCGGTCAGACCCGGGCCAGGGATATCAACGCACTTGGTGAACGTGATCTGAACTGCGTCTACGGCGGTAGCCTGACCGAACGCTGCCATAGCCGGGGCCAACTGCCCGCCAAAGGCATAGGCATTGCCCGGACCCTTGACGCAAAAGGATCCTGAACGCTGGAAAAAAGGGCCTGAAAAGGCCCTTGTCCGTAAGTGAACCAGCGGGGAGAAGAACCGCTTACAACGCTTCATGATCAAGCGACCTTAGTTCGTTGTGACCGTCCAGCCCTTGCCTTCCAAGCTGAGTTTAGCCGCGGCTCCCGCGACTCCCGGCGCCGCGTTCGTCCCCCCGTCCAAGTCCAGGGTGCCGTTCTCCGCCCCCGACGTGTCAACCGACACCAGGATGTTGTCAACCCCAGTTTCGTCCAATGCACACCCGAAAAACGCATTCGTGTAATCGGTAGCAACACAGGAGTCGAACATCCCGGCGGGAAACGTCGTCAAGGGGTTCCCATACCATGCGTAGGAAAAGTCAGTACCTGAGCTTAGATCTATCGCCGGGAAAGCGGTTAACTGATTCCCATACCACGCATAGGTGAAACTCTCCCCTGAGCTAAGATCTATGTCCGGGAAACTGGTCAAAGCGTTTGCCCGCCACGCGAAACCGAAATCCGTAGCTAACGGGAAATCTATGGCCGGGAAACTGGTCAAAGCGTTGTCGTACCACGCGGCGTACACGATAACAGCGGAACTGAAATCCAAAGTGCTGGGGAAAGAGGTTAGACCATTCCCCCGCCACGTTTGGGTGAAATTTGTTCCTGAGCTGATATCTATGGTACCGGGGAAAGAGGTTAGACCATTATCCCGCCACGCACTGGTGAAATTCTCTACACCAGAGGTTATCGGTCCGCCGGATACCGATACATTGTTGGCCGCCCCATAAAACGAATTCTGGAAACTGAGAGTCCCTATATCTCTCAGCACAATCCCTTGTATCTTGGCTACGTCTCCCCCGTTATTGAAATTGATTCTGGGGAACGATCCGTTGATAACTATTTCATAGACACCGGCCGCGGCGTAGGTGTGTGCGAGATCCGCGTCGTTGTACGCGGATATCACCGAAAGAGCACTTCCGTCCCCCCAGTCTATCGTCGCGTTATAGGTCCCCACATCGGCGGCGAGAATAGTGAAATCCTCGTCTTCCCCGGTGGTCTCGATTTGGAGTTGCATCCCTGCCCCACCATAGGCGTCCGCGCAACAGTCCTGCCCCGCCCCTACCGGGCTGGCCTTCCACGAAGCATACCCTCGCGCCCAAGCCAGGGCATCCTCATTTCCAGACTCGTGTGGATTGCCGGTACTCAACCCGCCGTCCGCCGCCCACTTCCGACCCTCGCAGTAAGCTCTGGTCTCATTGACCAAGGACTGAGAAGTCGTCGGAGCCCCGTTGCAGATTTTTCCACTCACAGCTTCACCTCGCGGGTCTTAAGCTTGCAAAAATCACGATCCTGGGAAAGCTTGACAAGCTCGCTCGCTTCCGGCGGCCGTCCGAGCTTCCGATGCAGCATGTCGTACACCTCGATCGGAACCGAGCAGACATGGTGGAACTCTACGCCATCTTGGGAAAACCGTCTTGGGGCTTCTGATCGGGCGAGATGGTTGCGAGCCAGGATCTCCTGCGTACCCTTGTACCGGGTACGCAACGTGAAGCCCTGTGGATCCGGGCGGATCCACTGGGTCATCACGTCGTCCTCATCAAAGAGGCGCTCAGACACGGCCTTACGCCGTCATCGCGGCCGTGTGATCGATATCGAAGATACCGCCCGACCCCATCTCCTCCTTGAAGCACAGGCTGTAGTCAACCAGAAGCAGCTTCTTGCTGGCATCGCCAGTCTTCGCTACGTCGATCGTACGGAAAGACCGCAGGTAGAGGACAGACCACAGGCTCATGTCGAGCACAAACACGTCGCGATGACGCGGAGCCGATCCCGTGTGCCCCTGGAACCGGTTGGGGACGATCTTCAGGGCGCCGAAGTCACTGATGTAGACATCGATGGAGCCCTGGGCCACGGCACCGCCGTCGCCCTTCTTCTGGCCGACATCGGCGAACAGAGCGGCAACCCGCGCACTCGACGTGTAGAGGTAGGTCGAGATCACGGTCTTCATAGCCGGCGAGACCATGATCATGCTCGGCTCGCCGCCGTTGGTGTAGCAGTTCTCGATGCAGGAACGCAGAAGCGTCTCCGTGAGCGCCCGCACGGTGCCGTCAGTAGCCACAGTCGGGATGTAGGTCTCGGAGCCCGAGGGCTCGTGCAAAACGCCACCATTGGTCCCGTCAGCCGCCACCAGGGCCGTCTGGACCTCGGCCCCGAGCAGGTTATCCGCTGCCGCGAGCTGGGTGTTGTCCCCACGGAAACAGGCACGCAGGCCACCGAGCAACGAGGCGGTATCGCCATCTGAGTCGGCCAAGGCCCCCTGGTTACCGGTGAGAATGGCCTCCATGTCGCGCTTCAGCGCCTTGGAGACTTTTGCGAGCTGGTAGGCCAACTCGGAAGAGCGCCCGGCCTTGGTTACGGCCTCGTTGCGCCCGGTGCTGATGATCTGCTTGCGGGAGATCTGGTTGATGTTTCCAACCCGGCGGGCGGCCGCGGATTCGTCGGCACCGATGTCGGCCCCGTCCTTTGCCGCGTTACTGGGATTCGGCGCGGCCAGGGCATCCTGTTGCCAGGAAGTGTACACGTCCTTGCTTTTGCCCTTACCGATACCGGACATAAACGGCGTCTGGGTCGGGGCGATGTTATAGATAACATCCATGAAGTCTTCACGGACATTGTCACCGGATCGATCAAGCATCGTGTCACCGGCACCGGCCAGATCGATTCTCTGGAAATAGTCTTGTGGAGCTGCCATTGTCTTTTACTCTCGTAGAACGCCCAACTGCTGAAAGGCGATAGCCGCAGATTCCACCGATCCGTCTGCCCGTACTTGGTCAAGGCTTTTCTGGATCTTCTGCTTCCGGCCACCACCGCTTGTTTTCGGCGTTCCTCCGGCGGGCATCTTCCCGACAGGCTGCACTCGTTTCGCTTGCGAAACACGAGCCATCAGCTTGTCGAACTTCGCCGCCTTGTTCAGCGTATGCAACAGATACGGGTCTACCAGATTGCCCACCACTTGCGGAGGCATCCGGACCTTGTTCACCAGGTAATCACGGAGTTCCGCGGACCCCTTCGAAAAGGATTCCTCGTCCTTCCATCCTTCTAACTGGGCCAGCTCTTTCGCACCAACCTCGCTCAGTTGGCGAAGTTGCTCCCCCTGGGCACGGGTGAACTCATTCACCCGATTCGAGAATCCTTGAAGGATCTGCGCCCGGCGACCGCGGACCTGCTGGACCTCCCGCTGGAAGTCCTGTTGTCTCGCAGCGAATTCCGCTGGGTCCGTTTCACGTAGCCCGTTCCAGTCCATCGCCTGATACTTCTGGACAATGGCCTGCTCATCGGAGAGCAGAATCTGGTTTGCAACGGCAACGTGTTGCTGGTGTTCCTGGATCTGTTGCTTCTGGGCCTCTTCCCAGGCTTGACGCTGTTGGAGAAACGCTTCGTTTTGCCGAGTAAAGTGCTGCCGCAGTTGGTAACCCGTCCGCAAGTCTACCAAGGGTGTCAGACCCTCCTCCCCGTCCACCTTGGTTCGAACCTTCAAGGTCCCTTGATCGTTTACAAGGTCCTTGGGATCCACACCAAGATGCTTGGCAAAGGCGCCTAAGTCCAGGTCGTCTTGCGCGGTGTCGTCTACGTCGTCTGAAGAAGGGGCATCGGCAGGCTCCCCCTCCTCTTCGCTCGCGAGACCAAGCTCTCTGAGCGTGGCCACGTCAAGCTCTGGATACTCGTCCCCGGGGTCGTCTGAGGAAAGCTTGCCAGGAGACCCCGAAGTTTCCCGGGGGCGAGTATCCGGAGCCCGCCCAGAAGAATCCTCCTGGCGAACACCCGAAGAGTTCAGGTCGTTTAACGCGCCATCGACTCCATGCTTCTCAATGAAGCCCTCCATTGTGGTCACGTTATCTGTCTTTTGTGCTGATTCCCCGGCCATACCATCACCTTACATAAAGTTATGAAAACGTCAACTATTTGTCTGGAATTCTTGCGAATCCATCCGCCTTCTTGCTTCGCAATTCCGCAAGCTTCTTTTCCTCGGCGAGCGCATCTATCCGGCCCCGGATGTTCCGTACTGCGTCAAGCAAAACCTTCGCGTCGAACAAAAGATCCCGGTTTCCTACTGGGCAATCGTGAATAGCCTTGAGCGAAATTGCCTCAAGATGATTCACCACCCGCACGAACACGGGGTTCGATCGGAGTGCATCCGCCGCCACCGCGAGCCGAAGCCGTTCGTCCTCGTCCTCTACCGTGAAGGTATCGAGCCACTCGGAGAACGAAGCCGGCGCCCGGCGCAAGGGGTCTTTGATGTCCATCAGTCATCGTCTCCAGTTTCTTGTTTCTGCTGGGCCGCTTTCGCCTTGATTCCTTCAGAGATCAGAGTCCCGCTTATCCCGGCTGCCATCTTGGCGTCCTCGATCCCCTCCTTCGACGCCAGCTCGGCCCACTTCAACCGCATCTCCTCCATGAACTTGGCCATATCCTGATGAAGCTTCTGCATTTCCTGCCGAGCCTTCTGCGAAGCCTCCTGCTGCTTGAGTATCGCCTGCTGAACCTGGGATTTGGCTTTGCTGTCGGTCTCGTAACGCTTCGTCTCAGCTCGTGTCTGTTCGATCTGCTGTTGGGCCTGGAGTAAGGCTTGCTGCTGGGCCTGCTGGGCCTGCTGTTGCGCCTGGGCCTGCTGGGCCTGCTGTTGCTCTTGATGCTGGCGCATCTGATGCGCCCGCATGGCTTCTTCCGCCCGCTTCGGGTTCTTGGCGACATTCTCCGGATCCAAGAGCGCCGGGCTCAGAATAAAGTCGTCCGGATCCCCGAGCCCCTGCACCCGGATCAGCTCAGAGAGCGTGTGGTTGATCCTCTCGGCGCTCACCAGCGGCCCCAGGAACCCACCTTGCGCAAGCTCCTTCTGGATCCCGAGAATCATCCCCAGACCTTGGGTTTTCTTGATCCGGTCCCCGGTGCCAAGCCCGACTACGATCGTCGTGTTGGTGCGCTCAATCCAGTTCCCCGGATTTACCTGGGCCCACTTGTTCCTAAGCTGAACCAGCTCCGTTCGCGGCATGTGCCTGAGCATCAGGTTCCGAAGCTTCAGGAACATGCTCCGGACACCAGTCTCGGCGAAGACCCTGATGATGAGCCCAACCAGCTCCTCCTTCATCGAGATCACCCGCTCCACCGCGGAGTTCATTGACTCCTCTGGCATCAGGTCCACAATACTTTGGGCGTTCGGATCGGCCCCAGTCCTTTCCGCTCGGACCTTATCGTAGTACCGAAGAAGCATGTCGGAAGTCCTGGAGATGTCGGGGGACGGCATCTCCTCCACCGCGCCGATCTGCTCCATCCGGTAAAGTCCCCCCGGCTGTATCGTCAGTAGATCGGTCAGATTGGCTTGCCCAATCAAGACCTTCTTGCGGGGGTTGTTCTGGAGGTCGAGGTTGTCCGTAAGCTTGCGGAGGACATCAGTCTTCTGATCGGTCAACTCCTTGAGCTTGTCGTACAAGGAGTAGCCGTAGAACTTGTGACCGGCTATGAATGGGGAGCTTGCGCTGAACGGGTTCTCTGGGACCTCGTAATAGTCGAGAAGAACGTCGCCTTCCTCGCCCCCGAGGATAACCAGAAGCTTCTCCTCGTAGCCGTCGCCGTCCGTGTCCAAGGTCATGTAAACCCGGCTGACCTCCAGCATGTCCTGCGACGGGTCCCCCGTCTCGTTACGCTCTCCCCCGAGGGAGTTCGCTGTACGTTCTATGTCCTCCCTGGCGTATCGGACTGAATTATTGATCTGTGAATAACTCGACTCGGAAACTGGAATCTCGTCAATCAAGTCCTCGTCGTAACCGTAGGCGTACAGCTCAGACCTGGTCTTGTTCATGGTGTAACAGCACCAGCGGCAGTCGTCGAGGTCCAGGCTGTCGTGGTTGAACCGAACCTTGAACATCTCCGGAACGCAGTTCTCGACAACCGGCGCCCCGTTGGGGGTGAACCGGCGTATCTTCACGTCGTAAAGCGTCTGGGTAACCGGGACAAGGGTCTCGGGATTTACGGGGTCCGGTTGCATCAGAATGGACCCGGTGATCGGATCGGATACCGGCTCAGTGCGTTCCTCGGATGAGATAAGCCGGACTTCAGACCCGTCATCCGGGACCATCAGGTTCGCGAGTCCGACCTCCGTGACGTTCTCATATTCCTCAAGCTGATTCGTTATCCCTTCGTCCCAGTAGGTGCAAAAAATCGAGTTCTTCAGAAGCAGCGCGTCCTTGATGTGGACGTAGAGCTTCAAGAAACCCTTGCACTTCTTCATGAACGTATGATGCACGTAATCCGATTCGAGTGCGGCCTGGTCCTCGTCTTCCGGATGCACCGGATCGAATCGCACGACATCGGGAGACTCGACCAGCGGCTTGAGAACGGCAGGAAGAATCCATTCGATGGTATCGGATACGTCAGAAGACTTTGCGTCCGAGGTATTCACCCCATCCGGCCCGGGGGCTTCCACCTTGTAATAGGCGTAAGCGCCTTCCCAATTCTCCTGCAGATCATCCTCCTGCATGAAGAGGTTGGTACGCAGCTCGGCCACCGCCGCCTGGTGGACCTCATCCCGAGTCAAAGGCTTCTTATCCGCAAACTCGATTTTGCTCATCTTATTTCCAGCTACCGTCGTCTCGGGTAAGGTAACACATTGTCAGACCAGGAAGCCTCTATGGCCTCCCGAGACGGCCCCCGCCGCCTTCCCTGTTGGTTGATATCGGCATCGGCCACCCGTGCCGCCCGCGCCGCGATGTTGTCTCTGACCGTTGGCGCTCTGTCATCACGCACCGTCGAGGCCATGACCACGGAGTCCGCTCGGTCGGGGCTTCGCCCCAGAAGCTTCGTCACGTCTTCTTTCCGAAGGACGTGGATCTTACCCCCCTGCTCAACCCATGTGTGAACCGTCAGCTCCTCAAGGAGCTTGTCATCCGGGGGAAGGGCTATCCGTTCAGGAGATGTCGGGTCGAGCTGCTCACGGAGCTTCCAATAGCTCTGTGAACGCAGGTTGAGAAACTCGTACCGGCCGGACCTGTCCCGAAGCCAGGCTTTCTCCGAGCCGACATATCCCTTGAGGAGACCCTGGCTATGCAGGGCCGTCGTGTTGCGGAGGTGATCGTAGGCGGAAGCCCCCACGCCGTTGGCGTCGATAACGGCGACCGCCTGACCCCGGTGCGCCTCGATCACCCGCGCCGCCACAGAGGCCCCGTTAAGCGTCTGTACGCTCGGTATCTCCTTCAAGGTGTCGTAGAAGAAGTGATGCCTGGGGGCCATGATCGTGGCGTCCCCACCGCCTCGCGACACGTCCACCCCAATCGCCGTCATCTCGTTCGGGGCTGCAGTCGGATGAGGAAACGTTTTGTTCAAGCTCTCCCAGTAGATCATCGCTTCCCGGACCCACTCGGTCGGGAAGAGCTGCGTCGGCTTATCGGAGAGGGAAACGGAGAAATCGCCGTAGAGCAGGGCCGACCTGAGAGGCTCTGGAAGCTTCTGTAGCGTGGCCACGTAGTCGGTGCCAGCGAGGTACGGGTTGTCCGTCACCATAGCCGGCACGAAGGTCCTGGAGCGCGGCTTGATGATCTCGAAGTACTCCGGGTCCGGATGCCCTCTCGGGTAATGAGCGAATGGGATTCCGTTCGGCCATTCCTCCTCGTTCCCGTCGATGGTCACGAACCAACGAAGCTCCCCCGGCTCGGCCCGACCTTTGCCAAGAGGATCCCGGTAGAGTGGGTCCAGCCAAGGGGCGTATCGGCGGATGATCCAAATCCCGTTGGACGCCCCACCGCGCATGGTAGAGGGTGTTGGGGGGTTAGCCGCAAGGATGATCCGACACCGCTGCTTGGGGTTGATGGAACGATTCCATGTGGATAGATAGTCGAGTATGTATTCGGCGATCTGGGTGACTTCGTCGAACGCCAGGAGATCGTGCGGGATTCCCTGGTGACGTTCCTCGTCCCCAGGGTTGGGTACCCCGCCGAATTCAAGCAGATGGTCCTCGACTCCAGTGAGCTTCGGAGGTATCCGCCACTGGCCGTCTTGTCTGTTGAGCCCATCCCGGGAGCCGATGACCCGCGCAACGTCGTCGATGAACCCACGCAGCTGCGTGGACTCCTTACGGATGACCAGGGTGCGCTGATGCCTCGTGAGCGCCAAACCAATGATAAGCCCGGACTTCCCGCCCCCGGCCGCGCCACCGTAAAACAGCTCGTCAGCCTCCGAGTAATACGCCAGAGACTGGGGCCCGGGGTTCGGCGCCCATAGCGCGTACCCTGAGCTTGCGATCAGGTCCTCAAGCTGGCCCCTCTCCTCGTCCGAGAGATTCTTGATTTCCTGTACCGCGAGCTGAGTCATACTCGGGTGTAGCCGCCCTCTAACGCCTCAGCCGGCGAAAACGACTGGTATCCATCGGCGTAGACAACGAAGTAGCCGCCTGCTTTCGGATCATGCTTGGTCACGTACTCCTCGGAAACCTCGAACGGACCATAACCAGGATCCTCCGGCGTGATCGTCGCGCCGTTCCCCCTGCTCTCGATACTCTGTATCTTCAGCGCCCATACTTGCTTATGGCACTGGTATCTCGGCATCTCTTTATCCACACTCATAATTCGTTCACGGCCTCTGGGTGTTCGATTTAGATGACTCGTTTAGCTTTCTCGGTTCTCTCGCACAGTTTCACTCGCTCGCGCTTGAATTATTCTTTCATGCCGGTTGTCTCGATCCTCGTGCTTGTTTCTGACAATCTCGGTTGTCTCGTTCGCGCTACGGGAGTCTGTCAATGACTCTTACTCATTCGAACACTATCCCGAACGTTTCCCCGGTTTCGCAATCCTTCCACGTAACATTAACCGGTTTCGTGATTATTCCCCCATCCTCATACTCCGCACCGTCCGGAGGGCATCCCCTCACCGACACCATGTCATGCCCGAGTTGGATTCGCTCGTTAATCCAAGCGTCCAACTCACGTTTGTTCGCAATCTTTAGAATCATGTTTTCTCACATCGTGGGTTCGTTCGAGTCTTACTGGTCTTTCGGTCCGTCTGACTCATTTACTATTCTTGGTTCTATCCGAGTCGGTAATTCGCTCGTGTTAATTGATTCTGTCCGGATTCAGTGTCTCGATCCCCTTGTGCGACTCTCTTCTGGATAATGCCTCGATCATCTCATGTGATTCTGTCTTAACCGATAACTCGCTTCATTACCTTGTTTCAGACGGTCGAATTGCGCTCTCTCCAAGTTCGTGGTTCTGTCTCTTTGGATGGCTCATTCCGAGGAGTTGGTTCTGTCGGCGGTGTCTGGTTACTCACTCAGAATCGTTGCTTCCGTCAGCGGTGCTAGCTAAATGCTCTGCATAGTTCCTCGCGGAACATCTTCCCCGATATCGAGAACAAGAGATGGCCAAGTATCGCCCGACGGCTTGGTGCTCTTCCAATCGTCAATTACGTAGGGCTGACCCTCTCCAGACTCCATCGCGATCGCGAAGTCATCCTGAGACCTCCCTCGGATACAAGCCTCTTCCGCTTTATCGAACAGGGCCGCGATATGCTCCACCAGATTCTCCGGCGTTCCGTACCACCCCCAACCCATGCGCTTTCCGAGGAATACAGCGTCCCCAGTCGGGCGGTATACCAGATACATTCTGTTATTGGCCATTCTCTTTCTCCCATTCCATCAGCGTGGTAGTGGTGGGCTGCCCGCGTTGCGGCAACCGAGTGACCGATGCCAACTTCCTCTGACCTTGGTCAGTGAGCCCCGGGAGCTTGATCACGTTCGCCCCGAGGGAGGTCAACCTTTGCGCCAGCTCCTGGTCCGAGAGCCGGTCCCGCACGTCCTCGACCATGGCGTGGTCCACGGCCTTGAGATCGGGCAGCACCTTCTTGAGCAGGCCCATGTAGGTGTTGATCAGGAGCCCGTATCGCGAGATGTCCTCTTTCTCGAACGGGCGCCAGACCGTAGGGGTGATCTTCTTGCGGTCTCCCGGAAGGATTCTCGCCTCGGTTCCGTCAATCGGAAGCGCGTACTCCGGGCATGCGTTGATCCGCAGATGCTCCAGGAGATCGCCGACGTTGCGCATGATCTCCCTTCCCGCGACCTCGTTACGCTTCAGGGCGTTCTGACTCATTTTGAATTGTCCCAAGATGTCTGGTCCCAGACCTGCCTCCGGAAGTACTTCTTCATCGCATCCCAGTCTTGGCTCAGCACGTAAGCCCGGCCCCTTTTTACGCTCACATGCCCTGGCTCTGGGGCGTTCTCATCCCCCGGCTCAACAAGGGTTACCTGTAGCCCGTCAAAACCAGCCGTGGACAGCGACACCAGAGGGTTCTGACTCATCTACAAGTTACTCCGTCCGACCTCTTTGAAAATCCCCGGCCATCCACCCCTCACTAAGCTCCCCCGGGTCCAACCCCACCATCGCCTCGTAGCATTCCGGGTGCATCCAATCGCTCTGTGGCCCATCCTCGAAGATATAAGACCTGGCCCAGATCCCCGCGGTGCCAACGGGTATCAGCTCGTTGCACCAAGCGCACCAGTGAAGCTTCCTCGTCTTGACCTGGTGCGGCTCCGTCAGGCTCACGTAAAACACGACGTCAGTATCCCGGATTCCCAAGCAAGAAGCTAGCTTTCGCTCGGCTCTCTCGGCTCGAACAGCGCCTTCTCGATGGCGTTGATCGTAAACAAAGCGGCCTCCGTGTTTTCGTTTATAAGACCGGGACCTTTGTTCAACACTTCAACCAAGGAGAGGTCTATCGCCTCCGTCGCCCGCGGTGGCGGGGCCCATCCCGGGTCGTGCACCTTACCCAGCAAGTCGTCGAGGGCATAGACCACCTCCCGGTTCCGGTTGATCGCCAGGAGCAGCCTCTCGTGCAGGCGAACCAGCGGGAGTTGCGCTCGGTTGGCGTTCTGACCATTGTGGGGTGCGTCGTACGGGTCAATACCCGTTGCAAACCTTTCAGCGGCCCTTTTCGCTTCTTCATAATCTGGAATACCCATCTCTGTTTCCTCTTCAG